AAGTGGGAAGCGCGGACAACTAAGATTGTTAAGCGTTACCGCGACGATAACAGAAGCCAGCACACGAACGAAACCGCCAAGTTCAACATCTTGTGGAGCAACGTCCAGACGCTTATCCCTGCTGTTTATGCCAAGCTCCCTAAAGCGGTGGCAGAACGGCGGTTTGGCGATAATGACCCTGTTGGACGAGTAGCGGGACAGCTTATTGAACGCGCCTTAGACTTTGAGATTGAGCATTACCCTGACTTCCGCGCAACGATGAAACACGCGGTCGAGGATAGGTTCCTCGGTGGTCGCGGGGTTGCTTGGGTACGGTACGAGCCGCACGTCAAAACGCAAGATATGCCTGAAGATGGTTTGCAGGTAACGGAGGACGTAGAAAATGAGCGATCCGAAGGTCAAACCCCTGAAGGTGCGCCGGAGAATGAAGATTACACCGCTGGCGAAGAACCCCAAGAGGAAATTGACTTTGAACAAGCACCCACGGATTATATTCATTGGCGTGATTTCGGACATTCTGTAGCGCGTACATGGGAAGAAGTAACCTGCGTCTGGCGGTGGGTGTACATGAGCCGCGAAGCTCTAATTGAGCGATTTGGCGAGAAAACCGCCAAAACTATCGCGTTAGATTCCGGCCCCGAAACGCTTACAAACTACGGGCAGTCTACGAAAGAACGTACCCGCGCCAAAATATGCGAGCTTTGGGACAAGGAAACCGGCAAGGTTTATTGGCTGTCCAAGAACAATCCTACGTTGATTGATGAGCGTGACGATCCGTTAGAACTAGAGGGTTTCTTCCCTTGCGCTACGCCTCTGTACGCGACGATGACATCGGACACCTTAGTTCCGGTTCCTGACTTCATTTTGTACCAAGACCAAGCGAATGAACTTGATATCCTTTCAGATCGCATTGACGGGCTGGTAAAGGCTCTCCGGGTTCGGGGTGTGTATGACGCCAGCCAGCCTAGCCTGCAAAGGCTGTTGACAGAAGGCGAAAATAACGCGCTGATCCCTGTTGATAAGTGGATGGCATTTTCGGAGAAGGGCGGTCTGAAGGGCAGTATTGACCTGTTGCCGCTTGATGTGCTGTCAAACGCCTTGCTGCAATGCTACCGGGCGCGAGAAGATATTAAAGGGCAGATTTACGAGATTACGGGCATATCGGACATTATTCGAGGCCAGACCGCCGCTTCCGAAACCGCTACCGCGCAGCAGATCAAAGGTCAGTATGCCGGTCTAAGGCTCCGTAGTATGCAGGAGGAAGTTGCTCTATTTGCTTCTGAGCTTATCAGGCTAAAAGCGCAGGTAATTTGCTCTAAATTCCAGCCTAAAACCATCCTTGAATACGCCGCTGCCGAGCAGATGAGCGAGGCCGACCAAGCTCTAGTGCCGCAAGCCTTGATGCTGCTGCAAGATAGTCCGTTGCGAAACTTCCGAATTGAGGTGGACGCTGATAGCCTGGTCCAACTTGACGAGCAGCAAAACAAGAAAGACCGCGTGGAGTTTCTGACCGCGTTTGGTTCTTTCATGCGGGAAGCGTTACCTGTAGGCCAACAGTCACCAGAGCTTGTCCCTATGCTGGTAGAACTGATGAAGTTTGGCGTGGGCGGGTTTAAGCAAGCCAAAGCAATAGAAGGCACGCTAGACGTGGCGTTGGAGCAGATCAAGCAGAAAGCCGCTGCAAGCCAACAGAACCCGCAACAGCGCCCTGACCCCGAAATGATGAAGCTCCAGGCTCAACAACAGTTAGAGCAAGCCAAAATGCAAGCCGCAGCACAGTCCGACCAGATGCGGGTGCAGGCAGACGCTCAGGCAGCGCAAATGAAGGCGCAGCTCGATGGGCAAATGCACCAGTCCAAGATTCAAGCTGAGATGCAACTGGCGCAAATGCAGGCTCAGATTGAAGATCAGAAAATGCAGCACGAAATGGCTATGAAGGCGCAGACCGCCGCGGCAGAGGATGAATTTAACCGTTGGAAAGCGGAACTTGAGGCTGCGACTAAGGTCTTGGTTGCCAGAATTGGTGCAAATCCGGGCGTGGATGTGCCTTTAGTTGAGGCAGCCACGGCAGCAAGTGACCGTATTGCCTCGGAATTGGGCGGTAATGTGCAAAACGCTTTGCAAACTATAGCAGCAATGCACCAAAACATGAACGATATGCAAAACGCAACGATGGAGAAAATGGACAATGTTATGTCTGCAGCAACCGCTAAAAAGCGAATTATTCGCGGCCCTGACGGTAAAGCTATCGGCGTTGAAGTTGTGCAATGAATGGAGGTTGGGACACAGGTACTTGGAACGATGCAACCTGGGACTATGTAACGCCCCTTGTTGAGTTTGACACCCATGACGGCGATTACCTTAAAAAGAAGTTTGCAAAGGAAATTGCAGATAAGGCGCGTCGTAAGGCAGAGATTGTTTATGCGTTTGAAAAGATTGTAGAGGGTAGGCCAGACGTAGCGGAGGAGATAGCCGCGCCGTTTATGGAAACCAGAGCAGCAACATTGCCGGCAATTGATTACGACCGGATGCTGGAGGATTTGGACAGAGTGCAACGGATATGGGAATTGCACATCGAGCTTGATGACGAGGACGTTTTAGCCCTGCTATGAGAAAAAGCTGGATTTACGTTGATGGCGTTGCGATAGAAAAGGGTGATTACACGCCAGATCACCACTATGTCATGCCTGACATACAACCTTATCAGTCTATGGTTGACGGCAGCATGATTACCAGCCGCAGCAAGCACCGAGAACACTTGCGGGAGCATAACTGCTTTGAAGTTGGCAATGAGCGTATGGAGAGCAAGCCTGTCCCCATTCAAGATACCCGCAAGGACGTATTGAAAGCGCAGTTGTCAAACATGACGCACTCGCAAGCAAACAAGATACTTAACAAGTTGCGCGACGATATTCGTTTCACCCGTAATTAAACCCCCACAGGGAGTATTAAATGGCAGACCTAAATGAGATTGTTCCGGTAGAAAATGCAGATGCACGCCGTGATTTGCTTGCACAGCAGTTTGACGAGGTAGAAGCGGCTCCCGAACCCGCACGCGACGATACGGGCAAGTATGCGAAACCCGCGCCTGAAGCGGCTCCAGCAGCCACAGAAGCGGTTGAAGAACCCGTCTGGAAACGTCCTCCTGCAAGCTGGAAAAAAGATTATCACGAGGTTTGGCAAGGTGCTGACGATAGGCTAAAGGAATACGCCTTTCAGCGCGAAGAACAGATGAAAGCCGGTATCGAGCCGCTGAAGTCTAAAGCGCAGTATGCCGACCAGATGCAAGAGGTCATTGCACCGTATATGCAGACGATTACCGGCCTGGGGATTGATGCGCCAAAAGCGGTCAAAGCTCTGATGGAGGCTGACCATATCCTGCGGACTAGTCAACCCCATGAAAAGCAGCAATATTTCGCTAGACTAGCGCAGAGTTATGGTATAAATTTAAGCGATGTAGGTGGCTTGCAACAACAAGCCCCTGTTGATCCGCAGTTTTACGCGCTTCAAAACGAGCTTAATTCTGTTCGTGGCGAGGTGCAAAACTGGAAGCAGCAGCAGGAACAGCAGCAGAACCAAGTTTTGTTGGGAGAGATAAATCAATTTTCCCAAAAAGCAGAGCATTTTGAAGAAGCGCGGCCTGTCATGATTCAACTCCTACAGAGTGGCGTGGCGACCGATTTGCAAGATGCTTATGAGAAAGCTATACGCCTTGATGCAGGTCTTTTTGAAACCGTCCACCAAAGCCAACAAGCTACGGCAGACGCGGCGAAAAGAACTGTAGCCGATAGGGCAGCGAAAGCTGCAAGGGCGGCAGCGGTGAGTGTGCGAGGTTCCACACCCGGAGCAGCGACCCAATCCAAAGCGCAAGATCGTCGGGCGCTACTTGCTGAGCAATTTGACAGCATGAGTGACCGGCTTTAATTCACTTTCTAAGGAGCTAAATCATGGCATTTGCCAATAGTTCTGTCAGTGACATCATTGCGACCAACATTCAAAGTCGCTCCGGTGAGCTGGCAGATAACGTTTAAATTAGACGTTAAAAAACTTCGTGAATTCGGTGAAAAGCTGCGATGCCAACACCGAGCCAAGCGGCAAAGTTAAAAGGTTGCTGAAGGTGTAACGACTAGGACAAAGCGGAAGCTGAGTCCCACGAGCGCGAAGCGTAAGTATCAACCACAGAGGGGTATCCCAAATGGTGACAATATACGGATTAGAGGATGCAAGTACCGGCGCGGCTTACATAGGTTGCACAGCAGGTAAGCCTGGCAAGCGAATGCGAGAGCATAGAAGTTTGCTGAAAGCGGGAAAGCATAGCTCTACAAAGTTGCAAGAAGCGTGGAACGATCACGCTGGACAGTTTCAGATGCGGGTGCTTGAAACGATGCCAGCAGAAGTTTCGGTGATTGAGAAGCGTGAGCGCGAGTTGTCTTGGATGAAACATTACAGGGCGCAAGGCTTGTTGCTAAACGAAAATGAAGTTTCGTTTCAACCAACACCTTATGCTATTGCCAGAGGACAATTAGCGACAAAGGCGAGGGCGGGAACTTTTACGCAATCACCTGAAAGCAACTTAAAACGTAGATTGGCGCAGCTTGGAAAGCCGAAAGGTCATGGCGCAAAGATTAGTGCCACCAAGCAAGCGAAAAACTTGCGATGAGATAGTCTGCTCTGCACATAAAAGGAATGTGCAGGTTTCGGATAAAGAGCCGAAACGTAACGATAGGACAAATAACAATGCACTACTTCGGCGCTTGAAGGAACGCGGGAATGTTAAGACTTTTTCCGGCGGGAATATCATACTCCAGGAGATTATGTACAATGACGCGGCTTCAAATAATACCAATAGTTATTCAGGGTTGACTTCTAGCCCCTCTGTTTATTTGCATTAAGCAAGTTTACAAAGCAAATGGGATGAATTCGGTGAAAACCTTTAACCGTAAGCAAGTTAAAGATAATACCGAGCCAAGCTGTATATGTAAGGCGAAAGCCTGAGGGATACAGAAGGTGTAACGACTAGGTTCCGAGCGAAAGCGGTAATGAACCCACGAGCTTCCCACCCGAAAGGGATGATATAGTCTGAACAATATGGTGACATATTGAAGTTTAGGATAAAGAGCCTAAACGTTAACAAAATTGATGAAGTGCTTAACGTGTCGCAAAACAGCCCCATCTCGGCGGCGCAGTTTGGTATCACCCAGTACGCATCAGCGGTTTCGATTAGCGGTCTGGAAATGATCCAAAACAGCGGCAAAGAGGCCATCATTGACCTGCTGGACGGTCGTATGAATGTGGCTGAAGCGCAATTGGCTAACCGTATTGGATCGGATATTTATCTGGACGGAACCGGCAACAGCGGAAAGAACATCACGGGCCTCGGCGCTGCCGTTCCTGATGCGCCTTCTTCTGGAACCTACGGTGGTATTAACCGCGCAACCTATACGTTCTGGCAGTCCGTAGCCTATTCGGGCGTAACGAACGGTGGTGCTGCTGTTACTGCTTCCAACATCCAGCAATATATGGATTCGCTTGCTGTGCAGTTGATTCGCGGAATTGATAAACCGGACCTAATCGTAGCAGATAATATTTTTTATAGGCTTTACTTGCAGTCCTTGCAGTCGATCCAGCGCATTTCTGACAGCGGTAATTCAACTGCCGGTGCTGGTTTTGCCTCGCTGAAATACTATGGCGCAGGTATGGCTTCTGACGTGGTGCTGGACGGTGGTATCGGTTCGGCAGCTACTGCAAGTCATATGTGGTTCTTGAACACTAAGTACATGATGTTCAGGCCGCACGCAGACCGTAACTTTGTTCCGATTGGCGGCGAACGTCAGGCTGTCAACCAAGACGCTAAACCTACTTTGCATTGAGCTTGCAAATGGCGTCTATAAATTTTCTCTTATTGACTTGGAAACCCAGAAGTGGGCAACAGGGCGCAAGCAGCGTAAGCGTGCAGCGTGAACGACTAAGTGAGAAAACCGTGAATAACGGATGCGATAGTCTAAACACTCGTATAACAAAAGAAGCGAGTGAGGGAGATTCGAAGAAGTTTCCCCGCCAGAAATGGTCAGTAAGCCGCAAGGCTGAAAGTAATAGAATGGTTGTTAAGCTTATTGGGTGGGCCGGAAATTTGACGAGCAGCGGGCCGCAATTTTGCGGCGTGTTGATCGCCTAAAGGAGAAAAAACATGGCTTACACTATTGTAGAGAATCAAAGCGGTCTGCTTCAGATTGCAACCATTGACACCGGGGTAACTTCACCTAGTGGCGTTTCGACTGGTACGACTTCAGTCATTCCTACGCCTCCGAACGTCCTCGGTAAGATCGTGCGTGCTGACGATCCTACCTATGGCGAGGGTGAATTTATCCTGCTGGTTGGCGTTGCTTCGACGGTGGTCGGTTCGTTGGTTTCGTATAATTCAACGACCTACCAAACGGTACTTGTCCCGAATACTGGTAATCAGGCTTGCCCCGTAGCAGTCGCTATGTCGGCTAATCTGGCTGGCACGTTCGGCTGGTATCAAATCGACGGTAATGCGGTGGTCAAGAAAACGGCAGTTGCCGTTACGCCGCAAGTTACTTTGTTCCTGTCCGGTACTGCTGGTCGGGTCAAGGTTCTTGCTTCTGCGGGTCTCCAGATTCTTGGCGCTCGTTCGGCTAACTTGGCTACGATTGCTGCTGGCACTTCAACGGTGACGGTAACGATTAACCGTCCTCATCTGCAAGGCCAGATCACTTAATGGTCGAAGCAGTTTTAGACGTAGTTGGAAACACATCCCCAGGCGTAATGCTTGGGAATGTGGAGCTGTCTTGCAAAAGGCAGCTTTCTTGGTTTGATTTTGATACGGAGTCAAACGAAGAAAGTATTTGTATTGTCGGCGGTGCGCCTAGCCTTGATGAGTCCTTTCCTCAGTTAAAGGCAAGGTATCAGAATGGCGCTAGAATTTGGTCGATGAACGGCACTTATGACTGGTTGATAGAGCGCGGCATAGTCCCAGACGGTCATGTAATGCTAGACGCCAGACCTGAAAATGTCAGGTTTTTGCAGCACCCGCGCAAAGAAACTCAGTTTTACATCGCCTCGCAATGCGACCCCTGCATATTTGACGCTTTGGACGGCTTTAACGTCGATCTAGTCCACGTTCAGACCGAGGGAGTGTACGAGTACCTAGAGAGCGAGAAAGACCGTCCTGTGCATCTTATGGGCGGTTTTACTACGGTCGGTATGTTGGCAATGATTCTTGCCAAGCTAAAGGGTTATCGCAGAATTTACTTGTTTGGCATGGACAGTAGTTACTCCGACGATAAACACCACGTTTACAAGCAAGAATCTAATGACGGGGAGAATGTAATAACGGCTACAATTCACGAACGAAAGTTTAAAGCGGCTCCGTGGATGTGCCAGCAAGTAAAAGACTTCCAAAACCTAGCGCGAGAATTCGCACAGGAAGATGTTGTAATTGAAGTTTGTGGCCCCGGCTTGTTACACGCAATGGCGAAAGCCATGACTTTTCCCTTAACTCAAAGGATTTAAAAATGGCTATCCCTTCACGCGTTCTTGCTTCTGGTAACTCCCCGCTTTCGACAACGAGCATTTGTGGCGATGGCACTACCGGCCTCGTTGCTGTTGGTTCTTCGGCAACCGATGCGCTGCAACTGTCAGCAGTCTTTAACAAGATTACAACCAGCTCGGCTTCTACAGGCGTAAAGCTCCAGCCTACGGAAATGGGCGCGATTGTTGGCATTCGGAATGACTCGGGCCAAACGATTAGCGTTTATCCTACAACCGGCTCAACCATGAACGCTGCCGCAACCTCGGTTACGCTGGCTGATGGCAAAACAATGCTTTGCTTCGGTATTTCTGCAACCGTTTGGGCAACAATGACCGGCGCGTAATGACTATTCCGTCAAGGGTAATGGGCGCAGGGGCAACCCCCCTGATGACCGTTGCCATTTGCGGCGATGGGGTTGATGGGTTGACTGCGGTGGGTTCGACAAGGGCTGATGCGTTGCAATTGACGCGGATTTATAACTCTGTTGACACCGCAGCTTCCGGTACTGGCGTATTGCTTCCTCCTACACAAATGGGGGCGACAATATTTATTGCTAATTCTGGCGCCAACACGATCAAGGTTTATCCGTATGACACAGGATCAACGATAAATCAAACTACGTTTGCTTCTATTGCAAGCAATTACAGCAGCATATTTTTTGCGGTATCTGCAACAAAGTGGTACAGCTTAAGCGGTACACGAACCTAATCCCCACAGGAGAAGAAAATGCTAGACAGCGACGTTGGTAATGGAAATCAAAATATAAACGTTGAGTTTTACACTCACGAAAAAGAACCGCACAAAGACCGGCCTTTTGTAAGAATTACTATTACTGGCGATACAACTAACATAATAGATCAACCTGTCCGTGAAGATCATAAGGCGCGTTTCCCGCGTGAATGGATGTACTTCCAGATGAAGTCTGATACTGGGCTTGTAATAGGTACAACCCTTTCAGACTGGAACAAAGACCAGCCGGAAGAATTTAACGATTACCAAATGGTTGAATTGCAGATTCTTAAGTTTCAGACCGTAGAGCAGGTTGCTACCGCTTCTGACGGGCAATTGCAACGCATAGGAATGGGCGGGACGGGCTTGCGGGAAAGAGCAAGGGCTTACTTACTCAGCAAGAATCAGACGGAAAGCTCTACAGAGCTGGCTAAAACTAGGAATGAGCTGGACGAATTAAAAGCTCAAATGGCAGAACTGTTGAGCGAAAAACGTAAGGCTGGCAGACCCAAAAAAGAGGTGTAGTTATGTCGAGTTCGATGCTCCAGTTGGTTCAGCAAGTAACAAACGAGTTGGGAGTTTCTACTCCTACTTCGGTCGTAGGCAACACAAATCAGGACGTGATCCAGATTCTTGCTTTGATGAATGCCTGCGGATACGAGCTGCTGCGTAAGTTTGACTGGCGCGAGATGACTAAACAGAAGTTGTTTAGCACCGAGTTCCTTACGACGACTGGGACATGGACAACGGCGGCAAGGACGATTACCGGCATACCTACGACCGTAGGTTTAGATACAACATATATGGTGACCGGGACAGGCATCAACCAGAATACGTTTATAAGCTCGGTTGATTCCTCCACCCAAGTTACGGTAAACCAAGACTTTGCGGCTGCTGGTACGGGTGCGGCGGCTTACTTCCAGAAGATGAAGTATGACCTGCCTAGCGATTACGAAAGCCTTGTGCCTCGTACTATGTGGGACAAGAGCAAGCATTGGGAAATGCTAGGGCCAGAGGACGCGCAGCAATGGGAATGGCTATTGTCGGGTTATATTTCTACCGGCCCTCGCGTCCGCTGGCGTTTGCTTGGTTCGTATTTCCAGATATGGCCTGGCTTCTCTAACGCCGAATTGCTAGGCTACGAGTACCGTTCTAACGGATGGGCGGCAAGTTCTGGCGGTACTGTAAAGACCAGCTTTACGGCAGATACCGACACCTGCATTTACCCTTCTCGCCTAATGGTGTTGTTCACAAAGCTAAAATACTTTGAGGGCAAAGGCTTTGATACGACCGCAATGTACAGGAACTATTCCTCTGAGCTTGAAGCGGCTATGGCGCTTGATATGTCCTCGGCAAACTTGAGTTTTGCACCGCGTCCGGGGACTGTGCTAATTGGCTACGATAATATCCCAGACAGCAACTATGGAAGCAATTAACTATGTTGCCACCGTTTTCCATTTTTAATTCTGCTTATGGTGTTTTGATGAACCCCATAATCAGCGGCAATCAATCTTTGCAAACGATTATCTTGTCGAATTTCATCAACTTGTTTTTGAGTAAGTTTTGCCGTTCCGCATCGTTCTCCACGATTAGTAGTTCCATGTCTAACTTTGTCGGCATGATTATTTTTCGAAGTATCCCAACGAAGATTGCTCAAATGATTATTTTGAGGGTTTCCATCATTATGGCAACATTCCATACCTTCAGGACGTTTTCCAACAAACGCTTCCATAACAAGTTTATGTGGCCTAACAATAGTGCTTTTGTTGTTTTTCCACAGACCAAGATAAGGACGTGGATCATTACTGTGAATAGTCAATTTTTTAATGCTGTTAGTTCGCATCGAAAGAATGCGTCCATGATCCGAAATTTTGTAAATTCCTTCAAACCCAACTATGTCGCGCCATTTTTCCATAATAATCCCCGTATAAAAACTATGGGCATATTATAGCATGGCGCGTCCTCTCGTCCAACGTACAGCAGCAAGGGTTGCCTCAATACCAGCTCCCGTAGGCGGTTGGAATGCGCGTGATTCTATCGCCAACATGGAGCCGATGGATGCGGTTCAGTTAACTAACTTTTTCCCGTCTGTTTCCAACATCGTATTGCGCGGCGGGTTTGTTAATTGGGTTACGGGTATTTCAGGTCAAGTTCAAACCCTAATCAATTATTCAACGGGAACGGTTGAAAAGTTGTTTGCTTGGGCTGGCGGTTCTATATATGACGTAACGACACAGGGCGCTGTAGGAGCCGCTGTTAAGACGGGGCTATCTAACGCCAAGTGGGAGCATATCAACGTCACCACAGCCGCTGGAAGCTATCTGTACTGCGTTAATGGGGTAGATGCTCCGCTGCTCTACAATAATTCAACGTGGGAAAGCATTACCGCTTCTTCCTCGCCAATAGCTATTACCGGCGTAACTACAACCACGTTAAGCAATATTGCGCTGTTTAAAAACCGCGTCTGGTTTATTCAGAAAGACACGCTAAAAGCGTGGTATTTGCCTACTGGTGCTGTGGGTGGCGTGGCTCAAGTCTTAGATATGAGTCAGATCGCTAAGTATGGCGGTCACTTGGTTGACCTTGATACTTGGACGTTGGACGCAGGTTATGGCGCGGATGATAACCTAGTGTTTGTTACTAGCAACGGCGAGGTCATAGTTTGGCGCGGCACAGACCCGTCAAGCGATGCAACATGGGCTTCTGCTGGCGTATGGAAGCTAGGTTCCCCAGTTGGCAACCGATGTATGTTGAAGTATTCCGGTGACCTGCTAATAATTACTTTAGACGGTCTTTTGCCTTTAGCTTCGGCTTTGCAAAGCTCCAGGCTTGATCCTCGCGTAGCTTTGAGTAATAAGATACAGGGCGCGATTACAGCCGCAACAACCAATTACGGTTCTAATTTTGGGTGGGAATTACTCTATTCGTCCAAAAATAACGCCTTGTGGATAAACGTACCCGTTGCGGAAGGCCAGCAAGAGCAATGGGTAATGAACAACATTACCAAAAGCTGGTGCAACTTTACAGGGTGGGCGGCTAACTGTTGGGAAACGTTTAACGACAATCCTTACTTTGGCGGCAATGGCGTTGTTTGTAAGGCGTGGGATTCTACCTATGTAGATGGCACAAGCAACATTCAAACAAACGTATTGCAAGCCTTTAATTACTACGAGTCACGCGGCGTTAAAAAATACTTTACTCGCGCCCGACCAAGCATTTTTACTGACGGTGCGCCCGCAGTATTCGTAGGCATGAATGTAGACTTTAACGTAGCGGATAGCACCGCCAGCCTGTCCTTTAGTCCTACCACCGTTGGTTTATGGGACACAGGCGTTTGGGATACTGCGCTATGGGGTTCGGGGCTACAGATCACAAACAACTGGCAAGGCATAACAGGATTAGGTTACTGCGGCGGCATACAACTAAAAAGCAGCAGCTCTGGTATTCAATTGGAGTGGGCGGCAACAGACGTTGTATATCAAACCGGATGGGCTGGAATATAACCAAAGGCTCCGAAGTGGGCCAATGGGTAGCAAAACGAATACGGGGCGGTTACTTTGAAGGACGCTCAGAAGCGATAGGATTAGAACGTAATGGAGAGCTGGTTGCTGGTGTCATTTATGAGAACTGGAACCATAAAAGCATTTGGTGTCACATAGCGATAGAGGGGCGTTTAACCCCTGAGTATTTAGCGGCGATATTTGATTACCCGTTCAATATTTGTCAAGTTGAAAAGATTATAGTGCCAGTTGGAAGCGAGAATGAAGAAAGCCTCCGCCTGGTAAAGAAAATGGGCTTTGCAGAGGAAGCTAGAATTAAAGACGGTCGCCCGGATGGTGACATTGTATTTTTGACGCTGGCACATGAAAACTGCCGGTATATCGGAGAACGATATGGGAAACGTATTAAATGTTTCGCCGTTTAGCAAGCCATCCTCGCCCTTTTTGGTACATATCTTTAGAATTGTCTTGAAGTGTTCCTATAAACAAATGGTTAGGATTTGTGCATTCTGGGTTATCACATTTATGAAGAACATTCATTCCGCATGGAATAGAACCAAAATGAATTTCCCAAGAAGCGCGATGAGCAGTAATTTTTTTATGCGGTTTTATACCGCGTTGAATCATTCCATATCCAAACGTATGTTTGGTTCCATGCCATTTCCAGCAATTATCAGTTTTTTCCACTTTCAACCAAAAGCGGAATTCAAGAGTTCCGTGGGGTTTGTGTTTTATGGGCATAAAAATATTGTACCCATAACTTTAGGAGATTGCAATGGGCAAAGATAGTCCCTCGCCACCACCAGCACCTGATTACACGGGTGCAGCCGCAGCGCAAGGTGCAGCTAACGTAGAAGCCGCACGCGTTGCCGGTAAAATGAACAACCCGAATATCGTCGGCCCTCTTGGTGGTCAGACGGTAACGTGGAACGGCGACCAGCCTACCGTAACCCAGAACCTTACCCCTACCGCGCAATCGACGCTAGAAGCGCAGCAACGCGTTCAAGGGGCATTGGCTAACCTCGGCGAGCGTGGCGCGGCTACTGCAAGCGGTGTTCTTGGTACTGCTTTCGCTCCTACTGGCGGGCCGCTACAAACGCAGATGGACTTGTCTAATGTTGCGCGGATGCCGGTCAATGCTGGCACTACGGGACAAGCTGCGATTATGGCGCGATTGGAGCCGCAGATACAACGGATGGACGCGCAGACGAGGACTAGGCTTGCAAATCAGGGTTTAGTGCCTGGAGGCGAAGCGTACCAGAATGCAATGCTGGACGTGAACCAGCAGAAAAACGATATGCTTTCACAAGCCGCTTTGCAGGGTCTTAATCTTGACATAGGCGCACAAGCGCAAGGTTTTGGGCAAGCAACGCAGCAAATGGGATCGCAGAACGCAGCGCAACAAGCCGAACTGCAACGTCAACTTGCTTTGCGCCAACAACCTTTGAACGAGATAACTGGCCTTATGTCTGGTAGTCAGATTCAGATGCCGCAGTTTCAAGGTTATCAAGGTCAATCAGTTGCACCAGCTCCCATAATGCAGGGCGCACAAGCTCAAGGCCAAGCTAATATGGGTTTGTATGGAATTCAATCTGCCAATGCAAATGCACAAACGGCAGGGACGCAAGGGTTGATTGGCGCGGGAATGACTGCGGCGGCTATTTATTAATGAGCTTAGAGTGCAAAAACGGGTGCGGTAAGTGTTGCGAAGTTGGCGGGACGCAAATGATATTGCCCGTTACCGAGGTAGAAGCTCGTGCCGTTGCTAAGGCGTTGGGAAGGGAAGTAGTGACTCCGGTTAAACAAGGGGGGCAATCACATTGTCCCGCGTACTCAAATGGTTCTTGCATGGCTTATGAGGCGAGGCCACAAGTTTGTCGTGATTTTCAATGCAACGGAAAGGAACATTTTACGCACAGCAAGGAATCTTTTGCAAAAATGGTTGATCTGTCAAAACGCATTGATCCAGTATTTGACCTTCGCGCATTTTTACCTGAAACGGTAAAAAGCATTTTAAATCGCCATACACGCATTGCTTTAAATTTTTCTGGTGGGAAAGATTCTTTAGCCTGTTTGTTACTCCTTCGTCCTTTCCTTGAAAAAATAACCGTTTATTGGCTTAACGCTGGCGATGGGTTTCCTGAAACTTTAGAAATTATCAAACAAGCAAAAAAATTTATTCCTCACTTTGTTGAGGTTTCATCCTCAGTTTTTGATGTTGTACAAAATTATGGCATTCCTTCTGATTTAGTTCCTTACGGTTCAACCGCCCATGCTCATGCTTTAAACGCCGGTGTTTCTCCGTTGATGCAAGACCGTGTTGCTTGCTGTTACAGGTCAATCATGGAACCAATGTATAGGAGAATGAAACAAGACGGAATTACACTAATTATACGGGGGCAAAAAAATTCAGACGAGCACAAAGGGGCAATCTCATCAGGTCAAATAATTGATGGAATTGAGTTTTTGCATCCTGTTGAATTTTGGACGCAATTTGAAGTAATTGCCTTTATAAAAAAACATGGTTTTGCAGAACAAGATTATTACACGCAAGGCATGGCCCATGCGCCTGAATGTATGACTTGCTCCGCTTGGTGGGACGATGGGCATGGTAAGTATCTTGAAACCAAATACCCTGAAAAACATAAAGAATATAAAAAACGAATTGAAATGATAAATGGTGCGGTTTCTGCACCTATGCAAAATTTAAAAAAAGAACTTTATGGATAAAATAAACTTTTTTAAACCGTTAAGTTTGCCGCAAAATTATTTAATATGTATAAACAAAAAATGAATAACTTAAAAAGTTCAATTAACTCTTGCTTAAAGGCAATGGAATGAACAAATACCACAACTTTAACCCTGACGAAAAGCGCATGGCATTAGCTGCCTTGCTGCAAGACCCTACGCAGGTTCCGCAGGATACTTTTAAGATGCCTGGAACACCTGCTGCTGGTGGTGGCGGTATGGGCATGGGTTTGATGGATTTAGCTAAAATGCTAAAAGGCGGAGGTTCGCCACTTGGGGGAGGTTCGTCGCCACTTGGCGGCGGGTCTGCAACTCCAAACGCGGATTACCTCAACAGCGGTTACTCTCCGGGATAAATCATGGCAAATACTACGGTTGCTTTTAACGTCCCCAGTCCGTACCAGACGGAGCAGCGGCGTATTGCACAACAGCAGAAAATGGCTGAAATGCTCCAGGCGCAATCTATGCAGCCTAACGAACGGTTTAGCTACAACGGCATAGAGGCTCGCACTCCGGTTACGGCAGGGCTTGCTAAAATGCTGCAAGGTTTTACCGGAATGATGATGCAGAAGAAGGGGCTGGAGGAAGAAAAAGCACTTGGTGAAAAGTATCGCGGCGAACAGTCTGCCGACTTTACTAACCTTGCAAAAATGCTTTCTGCTCCTGCTGTTGCTGGTGCTGCTGCCGTACCAGAAAGAGCCGCGCAACCGCCGACTACAATGGTTGATGACGAAGGTAACCCAATGCCAGGCGTATCGGCTACTGCTGCCATGCCTGCCGTTACAGCTCGCCGCGCTGGACAAATAGACCCTGAAATGATTGGTCAGTTTAAAACGCCAGAAGCGCAGCAAATGGCAATGGCGCAACTGTTGTCGCAGATTGGGCCTAAAGCTCCAATTAAACTATCGGCAGGTGAATCGTTAATTCATCCGACAACATTTGCACCTGTTTATACCGCGCCACAAAAACAAGAATATGGCACTACGCCATATTATGAAGAAGTCAATGGTGTTCTTCACCGTTTTGTTTTTGACAAAGAAGGAAACGCAAAAGATACAGGCCCAGCTAAACCATTAAACCAATTTACAACTGGAACCGTTGATGCTGCGCTAAAACGCGATATGGATATGTATCAGTTTGGCAATTTGTCGGCAGATCAGCGTGCTTCACTTGGAATCAGGCTGACGCAAGCTGGCGTTGATGTGGCTAAATTAGGTTATGAAACTGGTTTAAGTCCTACACCGGTATCTGGACTGCCAGCAAACGCACCAGCTCCTAACTTTGGCGTACAAACGCGTCCACAAGCAATGCCTAACCAGCCGGTTGCGCCTATTCCAGCACAAGGTGTACCTCGTCCTGCTATGCCGCAAGGGATGCCTCGCGCCGCTATGCCTCAAGTCGCACCGCAAGCCGCTACTCAAGCAGGAGAGGCGCAACCTTTAATCAATACGGTCACGCCAAAAGAACGGCAGGTTTTAATGGTTGCACAACCGCAGCAAAACGTAGCCGCGCAATCTGCTTTGCAAAACATGGAACGGTTGACTAATGTAGCAAATGAACTAAAAAATCATCCTGGTTTGCCTGATATTGTTGGTAGAGCAAATCAATACAGCACGTTTGATATGACTGATAAAGCCGTAAATGCGCGAGCTTTGCAAAGTACATTGGTAAAGCAGTCTGCGGTTAATGCTTTGCAAGCAATGCGTGATGCTTCTAAAACTGGCGGTGCGGTTGGTGGGGTGACTGAAAAAGAATGGCCTATTCTTGAACAGCAATTGGCTGCACTTGATGGAGCGCAAACACCGGACGCATATAGGGCGGCTTTAACTAACTTAAATAACCAGTTATCGTCTAGTTCAACCCGAGTTAAAAATGCTTACGAACAAACGTATGGCAAATTGAAATATGAAGCTACACCGTATCAGCAACAAGGACAAACCTCGTCAGGACAAATAGCACCTGCTGGAGCCGTTAGGAGAATTAGGTAATGGCAACCTTTGAAGTTGATGTAGGCAACGCCACATACCAAGTTGACGCGCCAGATGAAAAAACGGCGTGGAAAATGGCAAGTGATGTTCACAAAGCCGCGCCGCAAGAATCCCCCGCCATGCAAGCCGGTAGAAAGGCAGACTTTAACATTGGCGGCGTACCCGTAGGCTCAAGCGTGCAAGGCGCTATAAACGCCTTACAAGGGCCGACAATGGGGTTTCTTGATGAGTTAGTGGGTGCTGCCGCTGCTCCTTTTGGCAAATACAAAGAGGCGCGGGATTATGTCCGTGGTGCTACGCAACAATTTAGGCAAGAATACCCAGTAACCGGCGCTTTAACCTCTGCGATGACATCGGCTCCGATGATGCTAATTGGCGGCGCTCCTGTGGCTGCGGCTAAAGGCGTTATTGCACCTGTTGCAACAACGGCAGGTCGGCTGTTGACTGCTGGTAAAGTTGGCGCTATTCAAGGCGGCATTGCTGGCGCTGGCGAGTCTACCGCAGAGGATATGGGTGGCGTTGCGGCTGATGCTTTAAAACACGCGGCGCAAGGCGGCGCTTTAGGCGTTGCTGGTCAAGGCGTATTAGGTGCTGTTGGCGCGGTTGGCAGTAATGTCGCGCAGCGGTTAAGCCAAACCTCGGCGGCTGATTATGCGCGTACCAAATTGGCTGAAGCATTGTCGCGTAGTAGCGGCGGCATACCTGTTCGTCCTGGCGGTGCTGCCAGCCCGTCACGCGCTGCGGATATTCAGTTTCTTGGGCCAGAAGCTACGATTGCAGACGTATCAGGACAATCTGGTAAAAGGTTGCTTGATGTGTTGGCTACTTTGCCGGGTAAAACTAAAGATTTGACTGAACAATTGATTCGCGGTCGGCAAACAGGCAGAACAGAACGTATTATGACTGCCGCTGATGAAGCGTTAGGAACGCAAGGAAAAGGGTTTGTATCGTCATTAAATGCTTTGGAAGCAACACAAAAAGCAGCACAAGCACCTTTTAGAGCGCAATTGGAAGGTTTATCTGTTCGCGCCGATGATGATCTAATGAAGATTCTTAACCGCGAACCTGCGGCATTTAAAGCGGCGGCTGATTTAGCACGTCGAGAGGGTGAAATACCTATTGACCTTTCTAAATTAAAGGTTGGCGATGACATTCCGTTTGACGCTTTAGATACGGTTAAAAAAGCACTCTGGACTATTGCGGAAAAAGAAAAAGTAAATTTTGCGCCAACAGCCGAAAGCCGCGCTGTTAATGGAATACGGGTTGCCTTAACTAAAAAGATGGATCAGCTCTCGCCTAGAGATGCTGGAGGCTCAATTTACAAACAAGCGCGTGATGCGTTTGCAGGGCCAGCAGAGTTGCGTTCTGCTATAGAAACTGGTCGCGGCGCAATGAAAACTGATGCAATAGGCGTTGGCGAGTTGACTAAAGGCATGAGTGCAAGCGAATTGGAAGCGTTTAGGGTTGGAGCTTTGCAATCATTGCGCGATAAAGTTGGAACCGAAGCAGGGCAAACGTCCTTGCTTAAAATGTGGAAAGAAACAGGAACCAGCGATAAACTCAAAGAAATATTTGGCAATGATTACAAAAAGTTTGCTTCCGGTATTGCAAAAGAGGCAAAACTTAAAGAATTGGAAACGGTTGGCAGAGGATCGCAAACCGCAGAACGATTGTTTGGTGAAGGCGATTTAAGTTTAATGCCTGCGGTTGGTCAAGCCGTTGCTGGAGCTGTACAAGGAAACCCTTTGCCAGCAATGGGTGCAATACCTAAAATTTGGAATCAAGTCCAAACACCTGAAGTTACAAGAAACGCACTTGCTGAACTTTTGTTGCAACGTGGGCCAGAAGCACAAAAAACGCTGCGTGATTTACCTGAATTTATGCGGAAATTTAACGAAGCACAAGCCAGAAACGCGGCATTGACTAACGCTTTGGCTCAACAGCCAGCAAGAAACGAAAGGTAGGTTACTTTCTGTTATGACCACTTTTTATTCTGAAAACATATACCATATCGATGGAGGTGGCTAGTGTCTTACAATGGAAGCGGCACATTCAACATAAACAGCGCGGGGCAACCCGTAGTTAGCGGCACAGTCATCAGCTCAACCGCGTTTAACGCGCTAACGGCTGACCTCGGGACTGGTCTAACCACAGCTCTGACCAAAGACGGGCAGACTACGCCGACCGCCAATATCCCAATGGGAACGTACAAGATCACCAACTTGGGCGCTGGTACGGTAGCGACTGACGCAGTTAGGCTAGGCCAGCTCCAGAACTTTGGCATTAACACGCTTATAACGGTTGCAGGGACTGACACCATAACGGGAACCGTATCGCCTAGCCTTACCGCTTACACGGCGGGGCAGATATTTAGCTTTGTTGTAGGCACTACCAACACCGGCGCGGTGACGCTTAACATTGATGGCCTGGGCGCTAAAGCAGTCACTCGAACGGGTGCAATAGCTTTGGTGGCTGGCGGCATGGTCACAGGACAAGTTGCTTTGGTAGAGTATGACGGGACTAGGTTCCAACTGCTCGACCCTAATGCCTTCACCGACCTGCTGATTTCTGGCGCTTTGACTTATGGCGGCGTAACGCTGACAAACGCAGTAACCGGCACAGGCAAGATGGTGCTGGATACCAGTCCAACAGTTAACAATCCTACCGTTACAAATTACGTTGAATCGGTGGTTGCGATTGGAACCGTTACAAGTTCCTCCACCTTGTCGCTTACAAGCGGAACGGTACAAACCGCAACCTTGACCGCTTCAACGGCCTGCACCTTTACCATGCCGACTGCGACTGCTGGCAAATCCTTTGTCTTGCTGCTCAAACAAGCGGCGGCAACAGGAAACGGAACGGCGACATTTACAGGGGTTAAGTTTGGTACTGCTGGCGCTCCGACGATTACCGCAACCGCTGGCAAGATGGATATTCTTACTTTTATTGCTGACGGTACTAATTGGTATGGCTCAATTGCTCAAGGGTACACACCGTAATGTTTGCCGCTAAGAATTTCTTTTTAGCTAGTGGTGTTTCTGCGCCTTCTTTCGTTGAATACCTTGTTGTTGCTGGTGGCGCGGGTGGCGGCAAAGGTAGTTTTGGCGGTGGTGGCGGCGGTGCTGGTGGATACAGAACAGCCGCAAGTTTTTCTGTTACAGCAGGGACACCTTTAACGGTAACCATTGGGGCTGGTGGCGCTGGAGCAACATCAACAGGTGCTAAAGGCGTTAATGGTTCTGATTCTGTGTTCTCCTCTATCACATCAGCGGGTGGTGGCGGTGGTGGGTCTGGAAGCTCAACTTTTGCAACTGGTGCAGACGGTGGTTCTGGCGGTGGTGGTAATGGTTCGTTAGGAACTCCCCAGGCGGGTGGTGCAGCTTCTCCATCTGGTCAAGGTAATGCTGGCGGCAGCGGTATTGCTTCTGGCATAGGCGAAAATGCTGGCGGCGGCGGCGGTGGCGCAAGTGCTGTTGGGCAAAATGCAACGTCTGCATCAATATCTGGTAACGGTGGAAATGGCCTTGCAAGCAGCATATCTGGTTCCTCGGTAACTTATGGCGGTGGCGGTGGTGGTGGAAACGAGGTGGCTGGAACAACTGGAACTGGTGGTTCTGGCGGCGGCGGTGCGGGCGGTGCTGTTTCTGCCGCTGGAACTGCGGGCACGGCAAATCTTGGCGGCGGCGGTGGCGGCGGCGGTGGAAACGGTGCTGCTGGCGGTTCAGGCAGAGTCATAATTCGTTATGCTGATACATTTGCTGCTGCAACTTCTACAACCGGATCGCCAACAATAACCGTGGCTGGTGGTTATCGTGTTTATAACTGGACTGCTTCAGGGAGCATTACATTTTGAGTCACTTTGCTAAAGTAGAAAACGGCATAGTCACCCAAGTCATCGTTGCCGATCAGGACGTAATCGACTCAGGAATGTTTGGGTCAGGCTGGGTGCAGACCTCCTACAACACACGCGGTGGAGTTCACTACGGGCAAGACGGTCAACCTGACGGTGGTGTAGCCATGCGTAAGAATTATTCCGGTATCGGTTTCACCTACGACTCTACCCGTGATGCCTTTATCCCTCCCAAACCCTTCCCAAGCTGGACGCTGGTTGAGCAGACTTGCCAGTGGACTGCGCCGACTCCAATGCCCGTTGACGATAAACGGTACACATGGAATGAAGAAACCCTTGCTTGGGTTGAAATGCCGTGACCGAGTTAGAGGCTAGGTTTATGTCCCATGAAGCCGTTTGTGCCGAACGGTGGAAAGAGACTATCTTGCGGATTAAGCGGATGGAACATATCTTTTTAGGTGTTGCTGGTGCAATCATCATGTTACTGCTGTCGTTGGTGGTGAAGGTGCATTGATGGCTACCAAGAAGCGTGTCATTAGAAAGGTCACCCCCAAAAAGGGGACGATCAACCCCAAAGGTGGGACGTACTTGGATAAGGGTATTGAGTTAATCAAGTGGGTGGACACGCCGTTTAAACTAATTGCAGTGGTAATCCTAGCCAGTCTGTTCTTCCTTGGGTACTTTGCATGGGATTCACGGCAAGTCATCCTCCACGCCATCACTACGGCAGACCATTTGCCGACTTTGAAAGAGCAGGAGAAACTACTGCCTATTGCTGCTTTGCTTCAAAAGGACACGGATGCCGTGAGCGTGGTTGTTTACAAGGCAAACTTGGTTGTTAATAGCCGTGTGACCGTTCTGGCTATTGGCAAAGAGGGCAGGGATAAGAGCATCGACGGCAGTATGAGTAGTCTTTTTTCGGCTAGTTCTGAGCGTAACGCAGCGATGGTAGCTATGCTTAACGGCGAGGTGATGTGCAGCAAACTAGAGATATCAGGTAAAACTACGGAGTGGGAAGCCAAGCAGGGTGCAACGTATGTCTGTAGAGGGTCTATACCGCCCGAAGTAGGCGCCTTTGCTGGGTACATAACCGCTGGTTTCAAAGTGCAACCTGAAGACGTAAATGCAATCAAAGTTAGACTTAATGCTGCAAGTACCGAAATGGCGAAGTGAAACGGACATGGCTTCTCATCTTCCTGCTGAGTCTTTGTGCTGGAAATGTGGAGCAGCCCTGTTTGGTTTCAGACTTCAAGCTAATTGCACTAT